GGGCGGCCAATTTGGAGTTTTTCAAAATGGCCGCCCCCGTGGGTCACATCACCTGATGCGTCCTTCAGCCAGAGCGGCGTTGATTAACGACTCAATTCGCGCGTACTCGGGTGCGCTGTAAACCCCCCGTCGCCCGTCGTCATAAAACTTCGAGACCTGGGCCTGTGTTATCACAGGGCTTCCTGTAGCCACTGGGGCCACTGTCGATGCGCCTTTCGGGCTCACCATCGAGGCCAGAGGGTCTGCCGCTTTGGGGGCCTTGGAACCGCCGGTGTAGGCGTTGAACACTGCTGCCACCCGATCTACATCGAGCCGCTGCTGCGCCGCTGCCAACGCCTGCTGCCGTGGTACCCCGTAAACCGGGTCTGCCTCCGCCAACCAGGACAGGAACCCCTTGTCCGTGTTGACCTGTGACCAGTCAGGCACGCTCTTCGACAACCGCTCAAAAAACGACTGCTCCGCCGTCACAGCCAACTGGGTACTGGTACCCTTGAGCTGCTCCGCCATCGCTGCAATCTGAGCCTCCATCGCGGCGTTCTTGGCTGCCAAGTCCCGTGCGGTCTGACCCATAGAGGTCTTCGCCACGCGGTCCACCATGCTCACCAAATCTTCGCCAAAGCTCTCGACGTCCTTCGGGTCCACCACGCTCACTGCCTGGGCCTGCTGCGCCTTCGCTGCGACCTCCAGCCTCGCCATAGCGGACTGCAGCTCAGCTTCCAACGCACGCACCTGCTTATGCAGAATCGGCACCTCAGCGTCGTATTTACCCCTGAGCACGTTGAATCGCTGCTCCCAAGGCTCATCACGGACGACGGGCGCCGGTGGCGCTACGGGTTCCGGCGGTGCCGGGCTCTGTTCGGGTTCCGGCGGGGCTGCTGCTGCGAACACATCCTCCGCTGGTTGGGCGCCTGACCCGGCGTTAACTTCTGCGAGGGTTGCATCAGCGGCGTCTAGCGCGGCCTGCACCTGATTTGGCAATGCCATAAATTCACTCCAAGCCGGATACCCGGTGTTTGGTTACAACGTGCCGCTGTCGCGGCGTATTCAGTTACCGCTTTACAGCGGCTGGTGCCTTGTCCAACAGCGTCTTCATCGTTGCTAGTAATCCTGCGCGGCCTTGCGACCTGCGGAGCCAGTCAATATCGACAGCCTGTGTCAGCACCTGAAATTCAGAGTCAAGCTCGTTGTCAATCCACTCGCGCAGCTTGGTGCGCGACAGGAAATCAAACAGTTCCAACTCTTCACTCTTACTCATGTCGCGTTTATACCACAGACGATAACGCGTAAGCAACGCTGCTTAACACTTTTTCTTTGCCTGTGGCATTTTTGCCTCGGCCTTCTCGCCTTTGGCGTAAGCAGCTTTGCCTACTTTCTTTTCGGCTTTTTCCTCTTTGCCAGATTCTTTGCCTTTGAACATGAATGGGGGTTTTGTAGCCATGGTTAACCTTGTGGTGCGGGTGATGCGGTGTCCGTTATGGGGCTGCCATCGGCCAGGACCTGGCCCGACTGTGGCCCCGACGGGGGTGCTGGCTGCTGCCCTTGCTGCGGAGCCTGTGCTGCTTGCTGTTGCGCCATCACAGCCTGGGCCTGCTTGATCTTCAGTGCCGAGAGCGAAGGAACAACGGAGTCTGCATTCATGTTCAAGTTAGCCGCCAGCTCCCGCAGAATGGCTGCGCGCCCCTCGACGCCAACGATCTGGGAATCCAGCGGATTGGCTGTAGCCTGCAAGAATTGCAGACGCGACTGGTTTGCCGACTCTTTCACCTGCAAACTCAGCGCCCCACGCGGGATGATCTGCAAGTCGCCCCGGTATTTGAACGTCGGGTCGTACTGAATCTTGAAGTCGAACGTGGCCCGCAGGTTGGCCGACGTGATGTGCAGGTCCAGGCTGGTCACCAGCGACTTGATCACCTTGCTGGCGTTGCCCACCATCATTGACAGCCCAGACGCCGTGCGCCCGGCCCCCGGCGTGCCCTCAGTTCCCGTCATGTAACGCGGAATCCCACTGTACTCATCAGCCATCAGGCTGAACTTGTCATACACACCCATCAGCTCACTGGCGTTGCTGCTGGGCTGAAAAAACGTAATGGGCGCCGCCGACGACCCCATCGGGTCGGCACTGAACTGCCAAATTTTCCAGGGGTACATTTCCGTCAAATCGTCGCCTGGGGGTACCCGGTCAATGTTGACTGCCACCTGCGGCCCAGAGCTGATACCCAGGTTGTTGGCCAGCGCGCGTGCCGCCGAGTTGCACATGCTCACGCAGTCCTTGATCAAGTCGTACAGGCTGTTGTGCCAGAACGCGCCAGGGACCCGGCTGAACCCATCGCTGTAATACGGACGCCGGGCCAACGGGTCCGGGTTGATCACGCACTTGATGACCCACTGACCAATCAGCCAGCACTCCACCGGGTACTCCTTGGCATCGTCCGTGGTGTCCTTCATGCCCCACTCGCGCAGCATCTTGCCCGACACCGTGTCCCAGCACTGCAACGCATCTATGAGGTCCGCGCTGTCCGCCCCCATGCCTGTATCCCGGTTCTCAGCGTTGGCCTTCGCCTCGTCCACTGTCAACCATTCGCGCAGGCCACCGGTGCCGTGGGAGTCCAACACCGCGCGTATCGCGTCCTCGCTGTACCCGTCGACGCCAATCATGGCACTCAGCTCGCCCCGGCTCAACCGGTGGCGCTCAATCAAATACGCGTCCTGCACGTTTTTGGCCCACGCCGCTGGGTACATCATGAACGGGTCAACGCACTCCCAGCGTAGTTTTTTTACAACAGTCACCACGGGTTTGGATGTCCCATCGGGCTGCGGCTGCCACACCAGGTTGGGCTCGTTGCGCACGATCGGACCCTTCAGGAACGCCGACTTGAATGTCGTCAAGTTGTCCAGGAAGTCGTCAATCGCGTTCAGGTACCCGCCCTCCAGCAACAGGTCCTCGATGTAATTCTCGGCCTCCAGCGCCTCGCTACGGGCCTGCTCCATGACAGAGTGCTCCACCCGGTCCTTGGCGTCGCGCATCAGCCCCCTGACGTCCTCAATGCTCATCCCCTGGCCCACCAGCTCGGCCTGCTGCACCACCTGAGTGATGCCCTGCATCACCTGCTCCATGTCTTCCTGTGGCAGCTCTGGCTTCGGGCTTGGCCCCAGCGTCCACGGCTTGTTCGACCCCGAGCCGCCCATGACGTCCACCAACAGGGCCTTGGCCTGGCGCGCCTTGGTAGCGAAAAGCATCATGTAGATTTGGGAACCCCCATTGGACGCCAGTTTGGCCTCCAGGTCCGCCGGGTACCGTCCGGCCTTGGCGCGCACCGCTTCAAGCATGTCCTGCTCGACCTTCTGTTTGGCGTCCTTGGCCTGGCTCCAGTGGCCTCGCAAGTGCTGCACCAAGTTGCTTACCACCTCCTGGTTGCCCGCTTCCGTAGCGCGCGCCACAGCGGCAGCAGTGGCCTCTTCGGCCAACGTGGTCGAGAGGTTTTTCATGCTTGTCAGCCCGCCGATGTTGATCTGCTTGGGTTGGGCGTACAAATTCGGTTCTGGGGGCACCCCGAGCGCCTGGTCGGGGGTCTGTAAGCCAAGGGCCATGGTGCTTGCCTAAAGTGATGTGGGTAGCGTCGATATTATCACGACGACGCTTACGAGCTTACGCGTACAAATAGCTCGACCTGACCACTTTCCTGGCCGGTTCCCGACGCAAATAGGCCCCGGTCCCCGTGATCGCCCCAGAAAAGTGCAGCCCCAGGTACTGCACCGCGTCGGCCAGGTGCGAAAAGTGGTTCTTCTCTGGGGTCAAGGACCCCTGCCCCGACATCGTTTTACGGTACCGAAACCCCCACTCGAACCCGGCAATCATGTGTTTGCACCCAGGGTCCACCAAAAACCCTGCTTTCCCGTCGATCTGCCGCACCAACAGGGACTCCACCGCCCCGATGCGCTTCTCAGGGTCGTTGGTCGCCGCGCGCAGCACCTTGAACCCCCGTCGCTGGATGGCCAAGGCGATGGTGTCCTCACTGACCTGCGCGCGCTGCCAGCAGGCAGGGTCGGCCACGATGATGACGTTCGAGCGTTTGAACATCGGAAAATCAGCGGCCAGCCTCGGTATCAACAGGCGGTCCAGGAACGACTCCACGCCCATCGTCTCATCCTCCGGCACATAGCACTCACCCAGCACATTCAATCGCCCCCTGGCGTCCTGCTGCCCGATAGCGGCAGCGGCCTGCAACCCGTTGTCCATTCCGATGACCAGGGGGTTCAAACTCTGGCTGATCGGCTTCAACGCCTCTTTGGCCACATGGAAGCTCGTCTTCCAACTCCCCTTGTACACCGGGTTGCCGAAGTCCCCGGCCCCATACTGATTCTTGACGTAGACGTCCACCCACCCCTCTCGCTTGCCCGCCACCAGGTTATCGTAATACTGGGGGTCAAGGTTCTCTATATTTTCAGCATCCGGGTTCCAGCTCCCGTCCTCCAACATGGCCGGCG